TGAGTGGTAGTTTTCATGATCAAAAGATGTTTGTCCAGGATTTGTGTTGCTGTTCTGTGATTCTACCGTCATCAAGTAGATTATCACATACACGACAGAAGACATCAAACTTGTCTAATCGTGTCATGGTGGAATCAATGCTCATGGCAGTTTGTCCAACCACTCTTAAAACTTGTGCTTTGTTCTTTAACATCAGATCAGAAACTCCTCGATGTAGTAATCAACTGTTACCTCATATTTTGCTGCCTGTTCTTCTAATGCAAGATCGAAACATTCATCAATTGAACGCTCACGGTTGTCATCATCGTTGCAAAAAAGATCGAGAGTTGTGTTATGCATTGGGAGGATTAGTGTTGTTGAAAAGAATAATAAAAGCAATGAGAATTGCGATGCAAACTTGTATGGTTGCAGGATGAATAGTCATCACATTCCGTTCATGAACTCATGCAATTCTTGGTGATATTGTTCTTCTGTCTCAAATGTGCGACCATGAATAACACAAGGAAATGTTTTCTTCTGAAACATCGTTGACGCAACTTCGCAGTCTTGTCGATCATAACCCATTTCAACCAATGTTTCGATGTAGGGATTGTGAATTGCCATAAGTTGTTTGTCTAGTTGGAGTGCGATTGTGCAAGGGTCAGTGTAATTCATCAGACAGACTCGTGAAGTTCGTTGATAAGTTCCCAATCTGCTGCAGCATAGTACGCATCGAAGAATTGACCCCAAAGACCATCATCATCGCAAATAGAGTCAATGCCAGTCATCTCGCAGATCCAGTCATATGCCATATCAAGGTCGCAGCGAGTGTCTGCAACGAAGGCATCGAGTTGAGAGAGAGCGTCTGAGAAGGTGATCACGGTTGCTTTGTTTTCCATACCAGTAGTATGGCAAATTTTGAGCGAAAAAGCAAGGGTTTTTCGGAAATTGGGTCCAGTTCCCCAACTGGCACAATTTCTCTTTACTTTACAGGAAAGTTTTTGCAGACTGCATCACATAGGACACGAGTCAATTCATCTCTATCCTCCATAAATTCACCCTCGGGCCAAGTAGCATACCAAAAACTTTCAATGATAGAATCAATGTCCTCCATAAGTTGTTCGCGCTGTGATAACATTTCAAGATCGGGTTCGATACCATCTACGGGCATTGGAAGATTATCAATGCCAGGATCAAAAAGTTCTTTCATGATCAAAGAAGTGAGAGTTGTTGAAATTCAAGGTGATCGCAGCAGGAATCATCATCCTGTAAATCGATCATGTCAGTGTCAGTTTCGGAAAGGAGTTTACCGAACAAAAAATCGATAAACTCATGATCTTCTTTGGTGAACATAATCAGCAAGAAAGTGGCATGTATTCAGAAGCAGGCATTTTGTCCAGGTTGAAGTCAGTAACCTCACCACCCTTAGCAATACGCGATTCCCAATCATTACGGGCATCGATCTCAGTTACCACGCTATATGATTTCATACCATTAGCACGGAAAGTAACACGCTTGTTAAACCTTTTGACTGCGACAATCATGCCCTTAACGTCATCTGCCTCAGCAATGAATGCCTCAGGAAAGAAATCGACGATGGTGGCGCTGTTGGTGACTTGCATTTGACTGCGTTTCTTTGACTCTTTTAATATACACGGTTTTGGGGTCCTGTGCCAAAATGGTGGGCACCTTGCCGACTGGCACAATTTCATTGTGCTGTGGCAGCATCAAATGAACGAATTGATCCACTCCATGCCTGTTGAGTTTCTCTCGAATTGATATATCCCCATCCAGCATTTACAGCATCACAATAACGAACATATCTTTGACGAAATGTTTTATAGTGATGACGAATAACTCCATCATTTCCCATCGAACTTGAGGAATAAACCCAAACATTATAATCATACTTTCCAAGATTAACTTGAACTGGTGAATGATTGTTTCCTTTTTTAATCATTTTTGGGAGGAATTGTTTGACTTGAAACTACAATACACGGTTTTGGGGTCCTGTGCCAGAATGGTGGGCACCTTGCCAACTGGCACAGTCAACCGAACAGCAGATTTTCAAGCGAGTTACGGTATCCAAATGAATAATCATATAGCGTTGCATCTGCACACACAAAATGAGGATGATCCACTGAAACACCTAGTCTATTGCACATTTCTGCGTGATTATCCTCCATTAACTCTACAGCATAGAGCATATTGTCGTTGATATGTGATAATGAGTGATATTTCAATAATTCTGTCTGCAGTGCTAGCACGAAGTTCCCTGACCCTGCTGCGTTGTCTAAAAATGTGCTGTTCTCATCCTTTAGGATAGATTCGGGAATCTCTGATACCATCTCAGCACATAGTTCCATGGGAGTGAACACCTCACCAGTCAAATCAATGCGATCATCAGACCTTTCAATCTCTGACCCTACTGACTCATTGTGTGTGTTCTTACTTGGCATTCTGTTCTTTTACTATGGTGCGGAGGTTATCCCAGAATGGCACGTTGTTATCAACACGACGTGCAATCTGTTCACGGGAGATGCAATGAACGTTTGCCATTGCATGCTTAGGGTGAACGCCCTTACAACTAGTGATAATAATAACATTTTTGCCATTATATTGCAACCCTTCATTCATAGTTGCGTCAGCAGCAATGTTACTGATATTGTCCTTATTCGTCAGATATGCATTAGGATCTGCCTTGAACTTAGACTGAATGACGTTAGGCAGTCCGTCCAATGTGCTGATGCCACGTCCATCAATTCCTCGGTCATAATCTGTGTTTGGATAATAGTCAGACGTATAAGTGAGCGTGTGGTCTTTATCCAGAACCTTGAAGAAGTACTCAACAAACCATTCAAATCCGTCTCCCATATACGTCAACGGATCATAGAAGTCTGGGTCTTGCTTTTTACCTTCCGCAACCAACTTTCTGAGGAACTTGTCTAGTGTGTTCTCAGAGATTAGCGAATCAATCTCTTCACAGTCGTAACCAAATGTGTGAGTAAGTTGCATGATCAAAGTTGAGATTGAATGTAAGAGAGTTGATCAGCGGTCAGGACTTGATCAATGGGAGCATTGGGGAACTGAATCATAGTGGAGCAGTTGATACGCCCACCCTGACGGGTTCTGTCAATCAACCACCTGTATTCTGGTGCGTCAAGGTATGATTTAGTCTTGAGTGCGTCTGCTTCACTATCAAACGACATTGTAAGCGTTGCAGGTGTTGCTTCCCATTCCTGATTGCACTCAATCACGAGAGGATTGGTAAGCATAGGTACAAACAATCGCCACGTACCTGCATTCTTCCAAGGTACACGAGCAAAGCGAATCTTGCCGTTGTTGTTGACAGGATACTTGTATTCTTCGTTCTCATCCTCACTCAAATCATTGTGATCAGCGGAGATGCCTTGCTTTACAATTGCTTTTGCAACTGCACGAACATCAAACGATCCTGATTGATTGAAACTCAGTCTGTCTCCTTCATATGCATAGACTGTTTCCATGATGTCATCGAACGTGTTATCTTTAGTGATCTTAGACACGTTTGAAGTATCAAGTACACGACCATCAGTAACAACTACATTGTTATCTGTGGTGAGTTTGTTGACAGCAACCCAACGGCAAATGTCAGTATCAACTTTGAAAAAATCATCAGCACTAAAGTCTAACTTGACAAAATCCATCTCTCTCTTATCACCAAGGAACTTAGTGGTAAAGATGTCACCACCACCAACAATATTGGTGGGAGTAACAAATGACAGAATACCATCTTTTTTAAGAAGATTGATACTTATCTTTGTAATCTGCCACCAGAGTGGATTAGTTGTGCTGCCACGCAATCCACCTCCACCGCTGGTAGATTGATAAGGTGGATTGCCAATAACTACATCAAATTCCATTTTGCACCGGTTGTAATTATTCATAGGGGGGACGTAGTATGTAACACCTATCTTATTGCATCCCTTCTCGATAGTAGTATAGTATTTTTTCTGATTTGGTGTCAAGTCTCTATGACGATTCTCCAATACAACAATGTTAGTATATCCGTGCTCTTGCAGTGTTAGAGTCAGTGTCAAGAAAGTATCCCAGACGCCAATAAATGCATCCTTAGGAACATTATACTCAGCAAGTTCCTGCACAACCTGCTGTGCAAGATCCTCAGGAATTGGTTGCCTAGAATCAACGGGTTTCATGCCTTTTTTATAGTAAGAAAGCAGTGCTTCCCGTTTCTGAGCGTAAGTTGCCTCAATCACTGCAGTCATTTGCCTCCATTGCTTTGACTCTTTAATAATACACGAAAACCATCCCCTGTGGGGGGATGGTGGACAGTTCGTTAAACTGGCACACTGATCACAGAATGTCCAGAGGATCACCGCTAGAGAGGAGATCCTGAATCACCGTACTGTGCTGCCATTGAATGTCATAGTCTGCAATACGTTGCTTAAGATCTTTGTTCAAATCTTCAACAATTTCTTCTTCCTTACCGCGACCAGTTACGTCAGTCAAGATATCACTAACTGGCACACCTTGCTTAAGCAATTGGTCAACAATTTGATTCATGCAGTGCCATGCATCGTCAGTATCATCGCCATGTTGAACGACTGTTACAATGCCATACTTTTTGCCAGGAGAGGAACGAATCACACGACCCATTGCCTGCACTGCTTTGATACTAGACATGATATTACGGATGAAAATTGTACCTGTGAATGCCTTAACATCGATACCCTCACCGAGCATTTCGTAGTGGAGAACAATCATCTTCTGAGTCAAGTCCTTGCCCAGTTCATTAAGTTTACCAAGAAACTTACCTTTAGAATTAGGAGTAGAGATCTGCATCTCATTCATATATCCACCATTTACACTATCAACAGACAGAAGATCGTAACCCTTGTCATTTGCCCACTTAATCATAGCGAGGCGCATGCCCTGAATGTTAGCAGTGCCGCGACATGCAACCAGAATCTTATGTGCTCCGGTATGGTAAAACTTTGTTTCGTAGTGGTTAACTATCTCCATCAGAGTGTCAACGTCAGCAGAAATCTCATCAAGATTCCTCTTCTCAGCGTTGCTGTGAGCAAGATGCAACACAGGTTTAACAATAGATCCATACTCTACAAGATCACCAAACTTGATATTAGCAATATGCTCACCATACACGGCAGTGTTATCGAAACCTCTGCCAGTTGGTGAATCACTAAAACAAGGAGTAGCAGTAAAGAAATAAGAATGATCCGCTACTTCGACGATAGACTTAGCAGGAGGGAAATTATCAACATTTGCTGCATTATGTGCCTCATCGAAGTAGACAACAGTCACAGGGATGTTAGCAGAAACAACACGCTGAAGACTCTTGTATGTGGAGAAAAGAATCAGCGGTTGCTGTGCTTTCTGTGCAACAGAATAGATCTGTTCAATCCCATCGACAAACGTAGTTGGTGACTGTGGTTGTACCTTTACACGAAACTTGAGGTTCTTACGATTACGCTTCCAAGTCTCAGGATCAGTGGAAACTTGACGATAGACAAAATCTACATCTGAGAGATGAAAATCAAACTCATTGAAGAGTTGTTTACACAGCAGATGTTGAGGTGCAACAACAACAATCACGTTGCCAGGTGTCAAGAATCGACGACAATCAGTGATGAAAGTGAAAGTCTTGCCAGCACCAGTGCCAGCAGTGAGATACCCTTTTTTGTTTGCTGCCATCGCGTCAAGCATTTCCTGCTGATAGGGACGGAGTTGCATGGGTGTCTCTCGATTACTTTGTAATCATATCACCACCACACAGGCGATTGCAGAAACCTTGTGCAGGTTGTCCAACTGGCACACCCTCTTTCTCATTTAAGTAGAGATCATATAGAACTGATTCACTCTCTCGTGCCTCAATTTCATGAGGTTGATCCACATAGTCGTAGTTTTCCACTGGTTCTTGACAATAACACATTTTTCCATGTTTGAAAGTGAGCGAACCCTCTACCCACTGGGACAGGTGGGTAAGTTCGTGAAAAAGTATTTTACTATACTGTTCACGAGACATTCCTGCTTGAAGTTCAATCAAGAAGTCGCGAGGTTTGTAATTCTTACCGATCACATCACAGTAACCGTAAACACCGTCACGTTTGAGACCTTTGTGCTCAATGTCTACAGAGATCTTGTGGCGTGGGTAATACTTATTCAGAAACCAAGAGGTAATATCCTCACAGAGTTTCTTAGAATAACCATATCCAGAAGCGTAGATACTTGACATGTTCCCCAATGCATAAACCAGA